ATATTCGTATCTAATAATAATTAAAGTGTACATTTTTTCTAATTGTGTACCGCTTAAATCATTGTAACCATAGGAAGTAAGAATAGCATCTAAAATTGGAGTTGGAAAATCCCTTTCCATTTCTTTCTGTATAGCGTTTGAAATCGGAACATTAACTTCTAATCCTTTTGCGACTAAATACTTATTATCATACTCTCTTTTTTGTATTTGCAAATATTCATAACTCCCATATTTACCCATTGAGCTTGACAAAGCTCTATTCATTAAATAAGTGAAATACTCTATTATTTTTTCTTCATAAATTGGAGTGTTAATTAAGGCTATTTCTTCTGCCGTTGGCTCTACTATTTCAATTATATCATAAATAGCTCCATCAGGAATTAAACCAATATCTGAATACTCAATGTATGAGCCGTTTTCACCGTTAACTCTATATTTCTGCGCCATAATTAAAAGTTTCTTAAAAAGTTAGGTTTGTTCATCCAAAACCCCATTGCTTGCAATCCTAAAATATCTGTATTTCCTACAGCAGTAGATGTTAAAACAGCTCTACAGCCAGTACTTGAATTTCCTGAAAAAATATTGTAAGGTTGTATATTTGTCGTTATATCTTGGTTATATACTACTGTTCCATCTGTTTTTTTTACTTTAAATCTAACACGTTTGTTAACTGCATCGTTATCGATAACCTCTATCATACACAACAACCATTCGGTAGCCGTTATAGTGACAGCCGTTCCAGTTGACACGGTTGAGGCATATGCACATTTAGCTTGTAATTGATTTCCAGTTATGTTAAACCAAATACCCTGATTTGTGTTCTCAGTTATAGTTGTTAAAGAAGAGCCTCCCGGCATTCCTATAATAGCGGATAAATTAGTTGTTACTATCGGACAAATTACAGCGAAAAAAGTCACCCCTTTAAATGGGGTTGTTGGAAAAGCATTTCCATCACTCCACCTTGCACCACTATTAGCTACACCATTTGTTGCGTTTAATGTTATATGTGAGTTACTATATTCATTTGTATTTGCAGTTTTTGATCCTTGAATAGTTCCACTATTTAAAGCCCCTCCAGTGAAGGGATAAGCATTTGCTGAGGCTTGATGAAATTTTACCCATACACCGATATTTTGAAGTATTGTTTCTTGTGGGAATTCTATTTCTAAAACATCGGTACTTGTTAACGCAGTTTCTCCACTACCAACTGAGCGATTGTTTACCATTAACTTAAAAATTTGCCCCGTGTCAGTAACTAAGTACTCTACTATCTCATTTGAAGCAATAGCAAAAGAAGTAACTCCGTTTACATACGTTAAAAATCCAGTCATATTCTGAGTGGATAGATTAGCGGAAGTAATTGTTTTTTTGGTTTGAGTAACCCCGCTTGAAACTGTCCAAGTTCTATCCGCGCTTAAATCATAAGTTACTCCGTTAATTGTCAGCTCCCTTGTATCGGGAACTGAACCACTTCCACCACCTTGATTGTTATCTACTTTCTTAAACCATACACTACCATTGTGTGCTAAGATGTCATCAATACCTAAAGTAATATTACCACTTCCAAAGTCACGAGTTCCAGCATCTGTACATCTATATTCGTCACCTAATTTTCCAGTAGAGTTTGATAATATCGGAGTATTTGACACTATACTATAATCATCTTTAAAATGTGTTGCTGTAACGTCTCTAAGGTAAGAAGCTGGCATTTGGTAATCACTGCCCGTTGGAGCTTGTGACAAATCATCAGGTTCGTAAATGTGAACTCTTGCCGTTTCTGAATAACTACTAGCTAGCGGTTTGTCGCTTAATTTTCTGTTTAGTGCCATATATAATTCTCGTCGTTTTCAAATATGTAATTATCCTCGTTCTCAAATATGTAATTCTCGTAATCAATTACTATTAAATCCTCACCAATAATATCACTGCAAAATGGTGCAAATTCCTCTTCTTTTGCTTCAAACGATAAAGTATATGATGTTTGATTAACATCTAATTTACCACAAGTAGCACCGTTCCTAAACCCCATTAAAAAAAAGTTTCCGTTTCTATCCTCAATTACTAAAAAATAATCTTTTCTAAGTAATTTTTGAAAATTAATATTATCGAAAACAGTTATTTTATTAAATTTTAACGTAATACTTTGATTATAAAACTTCCCGCCATCACTATCTTGGTGTGATTGTTCAAATCCCCCATCTATTAACTCAAATTTATAAATAAATGTTTGAGGAAACTGTGTTAATTCTGTACCGTCATAAACAATTTCACTCCTTAAAACCTTTTTGTAAGGTGCTAAATAGGCGTTTTTTACCCCTCCGATGGTGTTTTTACACTTAACATATCTATTTGAATCTATAAATGCCATCCGTTCGATACGTTTTTACGATTGCTTCTTTTGTATTCTGGTAGATTGTTTTCACAAAGCCAGTTTTCGCAACGCGTAATATAAAATTGAGCCTTATTTCTTTCGCTTGACGCTAAATATTGCACCTCTTCTTTACTTACTACTTCTGTATTTTCTTGACTGAATTTAAAAATACCACCGTTTGAAACTTGATAACTCCCTATCTCGGCATATTCTGCGAATGCTTGATATCTTAATATAGGTTTTAGGTAGCTTTCATACAAAATTAAATAGTCACCAGTTAAATCGTTACCAGCAAAATCAGTTCTTATCTTTTCAAATAAGGTTTTACCTAGTAACGGTTCGATTACCATATTTTGAACATTCAAAATACAGGGTTTATATTTGTCAATATCAACATTACCACCCATCGGAGTGAATGCTGTTATTTCGCTAGGTCTTATAATTAAAACTTCCATTATCCTCTAGGTTTTAAAAATCCATTATTAGGCATATCGTTTGGTTGCTGGTATGCTTTACTATCAACTGTTGGTAATATTTCGCCCTCTTTTCTCGCTTGTGCTGGTGTTATTTGTTCCGCATTTGGACTATTTACATCAGCTTTTAATCTATACGTTTCACGTTGCCATACGTGGCGACAAGCTCCACCACCTTTATAAAGCAATATATCATAAGTGTTTGAGCCATTTGGTCCCCAACCCTCATTTACTACTCGTGAACTCATTAAATTAATATCCTCTAAACGATATAATTTATTAGCATTTATCATTTTTCGGCAAAACTCTCTAGTATTACTTCTTACTTCCCCAATATATCGGTAACGGCTTTTAAATTTATCGCCATCTTGCGAGCTTTTTGCGTTTGGTATTGCTGTGCCAGTACTTGCAAAATGTACGCTGTTTTCGTCTGTTATTATTTTAGCTTCTACTAACTCCCATTCCTCGCTAACCTCTTCACCTAAATTAATAAGCTCGTCCGCTACGTTGGTGTCAAGGTTTTTTTTTTCATCTGAACAACAAACGTGTGCGCTCATTTCAACTTTACTTTCAGCAACTCCAGTTAAAGGGATAAAATATAAATCTAAATTAATGTCGTTAAAAGACAATATTTCCTCTAAAGCATCAAGTATAAATTCTTGTTTCGGAACTATAACATCCTGATAAACTAATTTTCTGGCGGTTTCTAATTCGTCAGCATTGTTGCCAAATCCAGTAGCGTCTTTAATCCCGAACAACATAGGGCTAACAACTTTGTGAGCTGTCATAATTTGTTGTCTGCTTTCGGCAGTTAAAAATTGCCATTGCTTATGTTGGTTTTCATTTACTGGAAACGGAACAATGGTAATTTCTGCATCTTTACCTGAGAAGTTTAAAACAAAACTTAATGCGTTTGGCGACCCTGTTAATTTAGCTTTTATCTTACTTTCTAACTCGTCGCGCTCTTCGGGTGTCATTGTTTGTCCATCAGGAATATTTATAATATATCCCGCGCTTAATCCCTTTTTAATAGAGTTAATACAAAAGTTTGCGATTTCCTCCTCCATTTCTGCATAGGCTAACCCAGCGAAATAGTCAGGATTTGAAAAGTAATTGCATCCAGCCGAATAAGGTTTTATTCTAAATATCTCTATACCTTCGTTTGAAGTGCCAAAGCTAGGGTAAAACTCAGGAGGGAACGTATTTATCTTACTCCAGTTTTTACAATACCAGTACCCCTCAATTTCTCCCTCTTCATTTTCTAAAGATGGTACAACTAAATTTTCAGGTAAATGATAAACCCCTACTACTTTCTTTTTATCCTTACTTTTAATTACTTGCATTGTAGCACTTCCAAATACTTGAAAGTCGGATATAATTTTTTTAAGTTCTTTTTTATTTATTATAGATACTAATTGCGCCCATTGATTTGGCTTCATACTAGCATCTTTTGCACTTAATCCTTTACCAAATATTAAATTTGCGTAAGACTTATTTATAGCCGAATTGGTAAC